CTGCTGAGTCAATCGTGTCAGATGCAGTGATGGTTGCTGTAGAAGTACGAGCACCACCGTAAATTACATTTGTTCCGCCAATAAGAGTTGTTGACACAACATCATCAATAGAATCAGCAAGGTTGTATGCAATGATATTTGCAATTGCTGGGTCTACATCTGCGAGTGAGAATAACTCAAGAGCGCGGGTTACGAGAACTGCGTTACCGTACTCATTAAGAGTAATGGTGACGGAAGTTGGGGTTGTGAGCGCTACTGCATCTGGGTCTGTTGTCTCAGATAGAGTAGAGGTCTTTGGGTCAAGGTCAACGTAGCGTTGTAGAACAACGGTTGAACCTGGGAATGCTTGGCGAGCAGGACGCTTGTCTGCGACAGAACGAAGTAGTGGTTCTGAACGGAGAGCAAACTCTAGAAGACGGTCATACGCCTTCTGTACTAGACCTGCACCACCAACGGAACCTCCGAGTGAGGAGGCACCAGTATCGGTATATGCGTTAGGCATTGAGTTGTCACCTCCAAGTGACTATGAACGGATTAGGAATTGCGTAGAAGATTCATTAAATCATCAATAGAGTCGGCATTTTCTAGTTGTCGCTCTAGGTCTACGGCTTTGTCTGGAGCAATACCGCCTTGGGTAAGAATGTCTTGCTGACGCAAAGTCGCAAGATTCTGCTGCGTATCTTCATTCTGAACCTGTGGGTTGTAGCCAATTAAATCTCCGTTATCACGGAGCCAAGAGTCAATAGACTCCTCAGTGGCTTCCTGCACATCTTTCAAAATAAGTCTTGCAGCCTTAGCGTTTACTCCCTTTTTTGCTAGGACTTCTGCGACGGTCTTTTCCTTCTTCTCCTTGAGGAATCCTTCAAGTTGTTCGGAAAGTTCCTTGATACGCTTCTCATCAGCACGCTTGGCTTTTCTTAGTTTCTTAACTAAGTCATCGCCAGACAGTTGATGGTCTGGTGTATCTTGTTCGTCGTCTTCTTCATCCCAGTAGTTGTTGCTCATAGCAACCACCCTTTCTATCGTTAGTTAGTCGCAAGCCACAGTTCTGTCCAGGGGTTGACAGGCTGGCTCTTGCTACCAGTCTTATACACCGCGTGGGGCTGGTCGGTCCACGTCGGGAATCTATATTCTTCCGCCCGAAGGTCGGTTAAGTGATGTCTTGCCTAGACCAGATTGTCCAGTAAAGGAGCCAATTTCTAGTTCTTTCAAACGTTCACGAGCACGCTTAGCAGAAGCAAGTCCTTTAAATTCTTCTTGTTCTGCAGTTGTTTGAGTGTAATCAATTCCTGCTTGTTTATAAATATCTGCAAGAGTTGTAGCACGGGGTAATCTTTCTGCTATCTTTGAATAACCCATACGTGCTTCATCTAAATTAACTCCGTATTGTTGAAGTTCTTTTGCTCTGGCTAAATCAGCATTCAATCCATACTGCGCTGCAGTAGCACCGATTTCAGCCTGTGTTGTTTTAGCCTCTAGTTCTGGAAGAACTTCTTTAGGATTTAAAATATATGCAATAACATCTGAATCATTTATGTTATAGTATTTACGCAATTGAGCAAGAATTGCTGGGTCAGCATTTTGTAATCTATTAACACCTAAATTAACACGTTTACTTAATTCAGTGTTAGATATATCATTGCCAATAAGATTAGCAAATTGACCACGAGTAACAAATCTTCCAAGACCATTCTGACGAAAAGTTTCAGAATAAGCATTTTCTTGACGCAAATAGTCAGATTCATCTAAAGCATTTAATCCTCTTGCTCTACGTTCTTCATTACCAGCAAAGCGTGCTTTATATGATGCTAATTGACGTAGTTGTAAAACCATTTGATTTGCACCCAAGGCAGGGTTAAGTAAACCAGTCTGAATATAATCAATTAGTTCTTTTAGTTCAGATTCTGTAAATCCATATGAACGCATTGTGGCTTCTATAAGAGCAAATGCATCTCGTTTTTCGTTAAGGGCTCTTTCTTCTGCAATCTTTTTTGCTTGTTCAGCATCATAGTCTTCCTTAGACATAGGAGCATCTTCCCACTCACCATAACTAAATTGACCAGTTTTTTTGTTAAAAGATTTTGCTCTACGCTTTTTAAAGTCTTTACTGTATTCGTATTCTATAAATTCAAAACCACCGCTGCCGTCACCATCAGGACTAAAAGCAGGGTCTTTTTCTTCAGAACCATCATATTCCCCACCTTTACCATCAGCAATTACGGGAATTCTAAATCCAGCCCTACCTGGGCGGTAACGAAGAATTGTTCCTGCTTTAGGAAATTCAGTATCTGTTACACTTGTTTTTACTGGAGTAGTAGAAACTCTATCAGCAGTTGCTTGTGGTCCAGTAACGCCAGGTGTTACCTGCATACCAGTTGCAGCAGCCGCTTCTGCTACTGCTTTATTTGCTTCTACCTGTGCTGGGCTTAGACCAGTCTTAGGGTCACGAATGTAATAAGGGTCATTAAGTAAAGGATTTGTTGCAGTGCTTGCTCTAGCAGCAAGAGCATCTTTTGCTTCTTCTGCAAGCATTGCTGCAGTAGAACCCGCAGGAACTTTTACGACAGGACGAGTCGGAGCAGTCGGAGAAGCATCAAGATAATCTTCTCCATAAACAATTTGATTTGATGCGGAAGTAAAAGATGGTTTTTCTGTCAGCGCTGCATAGGTTTGCTCAAGAGATGTTAATTGAGTTTGTTTTTCTTTAAGTAATTTTTTTGCTCCTCTAAGCATTTTTTTATAATCATCTTCTTCTAAGTATCTGGACATTAACCGACCTTCCCCCACATCTTAAGAAGTGTATCTATAAATCCAGCAGCCCCTTCATTGGCTTTCTCGGTAAATCTCCAATTAGGATTAGCACGAACTTTCATTAAGTATTCATTACTACCTGGCAATTTGTCGCCACTTAATGCCATCTGAACATCTGGGTCAAAAATATCTATAGCCCCATCCATAAGTTCTAGTTCATCAGTTTTCATTTTCATAAACTGGCTAGCAACATCTTTAACTTTTAACCCACCCTCTATATAAGGAGCCAAGGCTTTATAGGTAGCGCGTGATGCTAATTGAATACTTCTTTTCTGTTCATCTATAGAACCACCTGGAAGCGATGCTTCCGCTGCTTTATTCTTTAGTTCTTCATCACTAATCTTTACACCATATTCATAAGCGTAACCTTTTAATTTTGTATAGTTATCGCCTAAATCACCGCCAGCATCTTGTAACTGTATTGGAGTTACATTTCTAATACCTGTAGAAATAACTTTATTTTTATCTATAGCGCCTTTGGTGATAAAGTTAATGCGCCATTCTTTAAGTAACTGTTCTGATGGCATCTGAAAGCCAGTGCTAGTGCTTACTGTTTTGCCAGTAATAGGGTCATAAACAGAAGTGCTTTGACCCATACGTTTTAATTCTTCAGCGTGTACTTTTTCCCAATATGCTTCCGCTAAATCTTTAACATTATCTACAAGTTTAGGGTCTCCTACTTGTACTTGCACTTCACGCATAAAGTCAGCAATAGCATCTGCTTTTAGAGTAAAATTTCTAGTAGAAGTGCTTGTGCTCTGACGACCAGGAAGCGGCGTTCTACTCGTAAGCCAAGAATTAATATCATAAAAGCCAGAAGCATTTAACTGATTTCTTCTTACGTTTTCAGCACCAGCAGAAAAGTTATTAGCACCAATCTCACCTAATGCTCTACGCAGTGCAAATAAAAATTCTGTATCTTTATCGGTTACAGGACCGCCACGTAATGAACGCTGAAAAGCATCATCAGATTTATAATAATCTTTTAACTGGCTTTTCCAGTATGTTACATTGCCAGGATTGCGCTGTATGTCTTTGATGATTGTTTGCAGCAATTCTTCACGGGGAACAATAATGAATCCATTGCCGTCTACCGAAGGAAGAATAACTACAGGAGTGGGTTCTTTCTCGCCGTATTCTGGAAGACGTGCAGTTACATAAGGCGTTTGCCCTACTTCTGCATCTCCCTCTTGAATGTTAAGTCCACCATCTGTAAATATATTCCAGTCAGTTCTTACTTTGCCAGACTGCACACGTGCGCTTGACTCTACTGGATTGGTAGCAACAACACCTTGCGAAGTAACTGTAGGAGAAGATTGTGTAGGGGTACCAACATTAAGCGTATTCCATTGCTCCATAGCCTTAAGAAACTCAGCATCTGTTTTATAGTCTTTATGCTGAGGTCTTGGACTGCCCTTAGTTATCTTAGGAGGAGTCATTAATCACCAGGCTTTCTTACAGTTCGCAATGGAGTGTTGTATGCTTTATCTAACAATGGTCTAATAATTCCAGACCAGGCTTCAGATAAAATAGCATTCGTGCTAGCAAGTTTATTTAACCGCTCATATGAATCTGATAGTTGCTGTTCTAGAACTGTGTTACCCATATACTGATTATCAATAGTATTGCTTTCAGCCGCTATTAATAATTCATTAGAGGCTCTTACCATAGATTTAAGAAGATTTCTATTTTCTACGGAAAGACTCGCAGGAAATTCATCCTTGTTAACAATGTTCTTAAGTTCTAAGAATTGGTCACGAAGTCCCTCAACAGTCATAAATCCTCTATTGCCAAAGACACTCTTAAGCAGAGGATTAGTGTTAATTAACCGCTCTTTTTCGGCAGCAGCCTTAGCACGGACTTCTTTACGATAATCAACAAAGTTTCTATTGGGGTTGTTAGGGTCATTAAGTAACCTGTCTACATCTTTATCATACTGATAATACTCAGACATTAACTTAGCAACCGTAGTGCGCTCAATATATTCTTTTAATAGTTTATTGTTCCAATCAAATGGGTTTTCATTTGGTGGCAATAAGTCAGCAGCCTGCATATAAGTAATAACCTTTGGGTCATACTCTCCAATATTCGGAGCAAATATCCAAGCAGCAGTTGGGTATCTTTCAATAAACTTTCTATTCTCTATAGCCCAGTCTAGTGTTTCCTTGCTATAGTTAATAGCAACCTTAGACTCATTAAGCCCTTTAGATACTTGGAAAATAAGTTTTCCAGGTCTGTATTGAGCGTGCAGAGATACAGCCACAGAATACGGGTCTTCAATAACAAAACCGTTTTCTTGATTAAACTGTAACAATCCTCTAAGTATGTCTCCATACTCTTTAGTAAAGGTTACAACCTGGTTCTTTCGCATATACGAAGGAACATCTGGTTGACCTAGTTGTAGTGGAGCACCGAAAATTGTATTAAACCCAGCCTTCTGTGCTAATACGTTAGCGGTCTGGATACGCCATTCATTAAGAAACTCTTGTGCTTTAGATGGGTCTAATTCGCCATTTGCATTAAGAAAATCTTCTGGGCTCTTTGCAGTTGCTGGGTTATATTGCATATAACTAATAGCCTGATATGCAGCGATAACACCTTGGTTATCTTTGTAATCACCAGTCATAGCCTTATAATAGTTAGCAATGGCTGGTGGAATAGTTGCTCTCCAGAGGTTTGTATTATCGCTAACTTCTCCGAGCAAGATATTATCCAAAGATAAACCAAAGTTATAAATCTCTTTAGATTGTAAATTAACCCCTATACCTACCAGTAAGTCACGAACACCACCTACAGGAATAGCAAGGTTAGGACCAGTAAAAGTATAAAGACCAGCACCCTCTGAGTATGAAGGGTTAAGTAAAGATACCTTCATTGTATATTGATTCCACTCAGCCTGCTTAAAGAAATCCCAGTTTCCTGTACGGATGCTCTTTCCAGCCATAGGTACTGAATAAAGTGGATTAAGAAGCATAGCAATTGCTGGTGCTACGTCTTGCCAAAAGACACCATCATTAGGAATAACAACATACTTATTACCATCTTGGTCATCATAAGTAATACCACTGCCATCGGTAGCGTGGCTCAGATGACCCAATCTCCAAGGAATAGATTCTGGATGACGGGCTACCCAACGAATAACTCTTTTAGCAAAGTCTTCGGTAGCACGAATAAAGCGTCCTACTACACGCATATTAAACGCTAGTTGAGAACGCACCTGTGGATTATCCACATACTTTAAAATTGTATTAGCAGCATTATGACGTGCTTGATTAGCCATAATACCTGCTGCTTGGACAGCAGCAATATCTGGGTCAGAGCCATTCTCTATTAGAGTTTTTTCTAGCATAGCCTGGTCAGGGGCTAACTTCTTGCGTTCATCTAATACCTTTAAACGGTATACATCGGAACGAATAACGTCATTGACCTCTCGGTCCATAAACTCATAACCTTTGACCATAGCGCGGTCAACAAAACCTCTTTCAGGAATTACTCCAAGGTCATCAAAATTAATATCTGTCTGGATTTGACCTTTAATGGGATAATTAGTCGTAGCCTTTTCAAATTCCTCAAAAGTGATATTGCCTATTTGAGTAGAAGGCTGAACTTGCTTTCTTTCCCAGTCACGTCTGCGCTTTAGTTCTGCTCTAGAAACAAGTTGCGATGGTTCTCCAGCGGTTTCACGCTGAATCATTTTCTTTTCTTCGTAGTAAGAGGCTTTGCCTACTTTTTCTTTAGCAGTCCAAAGTTTATCTTGGATTAATTTAAGTAGGTCTTCATTAAAAGCAGTCCCACTGCCGTGAAATACATAACGCATTTCCTTAGCAGCATTAACAATAAGAGATTCGCTAATCTCACGTTCTGTAAAACCTAATGAACGTAGAGTAGATACTTGACCAAAACGGTCATTAAACATCTTGGCAATATCTGGCTTAGGATTATCTGGGTTCCAACCAACTTTTGACATACCGTACTTAACAAAAGTATCTACATCCTGTGCTGTGCGTAAAGCATTAGTCTGTATAAATAAATCACCGAAGTTAATTCCATACTTTTCATTTTTAGCAAATAGTAAGTAGAAATATCTATAGTGAGCCAATGTTCTTTCGGCGGTTTTAAGTTTGTTAAACTTATCCCAGACAGGCTTACCAAGAATTTCTAATCCTTTAGCCTCAATAGCCTGTGTTAGGGGGCTGGCGCCATAAATCTGGCGGGCTAGATTAGCCTCAGTTACTGCCTCGCCAAAGGTAGCACCGATGATAGAACCAACCATAGCATCAGCAGCATTGCCATCAACCATATAATCTTCAATGAGATAACGAATATCATCTTCATCTAGTTTGCTACCATACTTTGCAATTGCTGCACGAACCAAATACTCATCTGGACTCATTCCAAAAAATTCATCAGCAGTAATAAGTTCAGTTTGCTTTACAACCTTGCCCGTATCTGGGTCAATGAACTCAGTTTCAACCTCACGCATTTGACGGTCAAGACGGCGTTGCTCAGCACTTCTAAACTTTGCTGGGTTTTTGCCAATTACATCAAGAAACTTTTCTTTTAAGAAACCCTGGCTCATATTAGAGCCAGTAATTGCTGCGTGTATGTTAGTTAATTGGCGACCTTTACCATACAACATATCAAAAAGCATTGCTGGCGTAGTGACATTTGCTAAAACTGTTGCTTCATCAAAGGCTGCTTTAATACCAAGTTTAGGAAATAATAGGGCAAAGGAAAACCCACGGTTAATAGCCCGTGATATGGAGTTGTTGGTAGAACCCGTGTAATAAAAATAACCAAGTTTTTTAATAAGGTCTTTATAAACTGGTGTTTTACCATATTTAAATTTTGTCTGACCTACAGCGCCACCGATACGGTCATAAATATCTTTGATAACAGTGTCAAAACGTAAAAGGGTAATGCCTTCTGTGGTGTGAAATAGCGCTGATGGTCCTGGTGGAACAGGATTAACCTCATCATAAGCCTTAAAAACGTCAGAAGTTTCAACTGTATAGTCAACAATGCTAGCAGTTTTATCTGGCATATACCGACTTTGTAGTACGGTATTGCGATAATTTAAACCTTCAGCCGTAAAAGCAGCACCAATAGAATCTAGATAGATTTTGTCTAGATTAAACATAATATTAATGCGGTCTGTAACTGAACTTTTCTTATATAACTGAGTAAGAAACTCAGCACGCATTTTATCGCCAGTTACTAAACGTGCATAGTCACGGAAAAATGGCAAACCTTTATCTACTAAAGCATCCGCCCAAAAAATCTGAGCACCTTCGGATGGCATACGGGCTAGAAGTTCACCAAAAGCACGGCGCATTTCCATACCCTGATACTTTTTAGGTTTTGTCAATGAATTTAATAATGCTTCATTACGCTCTATTTCTATTAGAGCCTCTGGCGTTACTGCTTCATTTGGAAGTATTGTTGGGCGCTTAAGAATTTGCTGTTCAATATCTTGCCAGTTTTTTACTGTTTGTTCACTTAATTCTTTTTTGCCAATAACTACATCTTTATCTAAACCTTGAAATACCTTAGCAGCATAACTACGCATACCATTAACCATACGGCGTTGGCGATTTTGAAGAGCCACACTTTCTTCACGCATAGTTAATAGATTATTTACTTTGCCATTAATAATATAATTTGTATATTCACCAGTTTTAAGAAAAGACTCAAAAGTTTCTAGGTCAGTAATAGGTACTTCATTGCCTTCTTTTTTAACTGTAGCCTTAGCCAAAATACCGAGTAGTTCGTCATTGTCATACTCAGGATGGTCTATAGAAATTTTTACACGAGCATTGGCTGAAGCAATAGTTTCTTTTTTATCAAGTGCTTCTCTATACTGATTAAAGTCTTGTATGAAAGAATCGTTTTTAGCAATCCATTGCGGGTCTTTAAACAAATCATCTAGTTTTTGAATCTTAGCCGTTAAGTCAACAGCATTGGCTAATTCTTCTGCAGTTCTAGCAGCCTTCATTGCATTTATGCTACGGCTTCCACCCATTGTCATATAGGTAAGCGGGTCTACATAGAAAGTAGCAGCAATGTCTAAACCCGTTGATGGGTCTCCGTAGCCTTGACCAAAAAGTTTTTCAGTCTCAAATTCACCAGTTTTTTCATTTCTTTTTACGCCTCTGATGCCGCCAATGGATAGGACAGTTGAAGCCAAAGTGTCTTTAATGGTATCTGCAGTTGTAGGATTTTCTTTATACGGTGCAAAGCCATTAGCCCAGTCATTAATCAATGTGCCAAGGTTAATTTTTTTAGCACTATACCTGGCTACAATTTCATCAAATTCTGGTGTGCCAACCTTAAAGAAAGCATTAGCCATATCATCATCAATAGTTCCGTATTCTTTAAAAATTTCATACGTACTTTTACCATCAATAATTCCACGTGCTAAAACACCAGTAGCAAGATTGTATTCTTCATCTAATCTTTCAATGCCAGCCTGGTTCCATTTATTGTAACCGTTCCAACCATCTTTCCAAAAATCAGCACTGGTTACTTTTTCTAAAGCACTAGGTTGACCTAAAGCAGCCCGTACTAATTCACCTTGTTTATTTCCAGCATTAAGAATATTCAAGGCTGTATTCTCTACGGCGCTAATCCAAGTACTGCCCACTTTTTCTAAAGTGCGGAGTGGGTCACTAACTAATTGCAGTAAGTAGTTGTTTTCTTTAGAAAATACTTTCTGCAAAAAGTTTTTATCAGGGCGTGCGTATTCTGCCTCTGGATTAATCTCTATAAGAGCCTTTTGTAATTCAGGGTCAAGGCGTGCAAAAGTATCTTTTGCTACTTTAAGGTTTGAATCAGAAGATAAAAACGTATTTAAGTTCATCAACTTTGCCAATGAATTTAAATATGCGTTTTCATCTGGTGTCCAATTACCAGCATTACGAACCTGAATAAGTTCGGGAGAATTCTTTAATGTCTCCACATCAATAGTTACTGGAACAAAATCCTGAATTGACATAGGTTATTTATTCAATCTGTTATACAAAAATTCCATTAAACCTGTGTTGTCGTATTGCATTGCTTTTTCCACAGTCTGAAGCAACGACGGACCTTGATTGACTACAGCCCTAAGACCAGGTCCATCTCCCCAATCAGCGCCAAAAGAAATAGGCTCATTAGGAAATTGAGTTGGTTCGTTAATTCCCACAACAGGTTTTAGTGGACGCTGTGGCACCTGTTCTACTTCAGCCATAGGAGCAGCAGTTTGTTGGTTGTAAGTAGCCTCACCTTGACCATAAGGCAGACCAGAAATATATGTAGCAGGCTGTGATGGTGAACCGTCAGTACGCTTGCTTAATGCTCCAGGACCAGATACAACCGCTGGATTAGTGGGTGCTTGATAACCGCCAACTCCTGCCATTAGTCTTCGTCCTCCTCATCTAGATATTTTTTAATTTCATCTTCAGTAGGTGCTTTATATTCAACCCAATTCGGGTAAGAAGTTTTATCCATAACAAATGACAACGCCAAATCTGATTTAAATCCAGCCTTGAGCAATGACTTATAATATTCATTAAGCCAAATGCAATACATCTCTAAGGCTGTATATTCTTCATTTTCTACAGTATGTGGTTTACGCCGACGTGGTTGCGGCTTCTTTTTACGCGGTGGCATAACTACCTCCGAGTTACAGTTCTTGCGCTTGCGCTAGCCTGTCCACCTAAAGTTAAATTAGATAATAAACTTTGTAAAGAAGGTACCTGTTCAGGAGCGCCTCCCACTGGAGCGCCAGCGGGAGCAGGGGACGGTTGCTCAACCATTTGTTCGGCAGGACCAGCAGGAGGTAATTCTTCTGGGGCAAATACTTCTTCAACTGCATCTTCAATAGCCACACCTTTTTGACGTGCTTTAATTACGTCAGCAATTTTCTTAATGACCATTGACGGGTCCCCGCCTTGAACTGCCATCTGTGGGATGGCTTGTGTATAAGATTGCAAAGATTGAACAAGCGACTTACGCATATTTTCAATCTCAATCTTTTCTTGTTCCTGTGTTACGTTAATGCCAAATGGCAATTCACGCATAGCAAGGTCTGTTGAAATCAAACCTCCGCCAAGTGCTTGCAACATAAAGATAAGACCCTGTGCTGGGTTAAGTCCTGCCAACATTCCATAGCGAACATCGGCTGAGTAATCCTTCTTAATATCCTTAGACGGCTTATATGTAATTTGGTATGGGCTACCAGCATCTACGCCACGGATAGTCTTTTCATAATCAAAAAACTTCTCATCTACTTCAAAGCAAACAGAAATAACATCACGCAGTGATGAGGCAAAGATAGCCTGAGCAGACTTGACCTGTGTGTCAAAGCCTCCCATAAGTGCCTGCACACCTTGTCCCGTGATGATGCTGGCATCAATGTTTCCTGTACGTCCCTCTGGATAGCGTGTTCCAGTACGTAATTCTTGCTGAAGTATCTGTTGTTCTGTAAATGCTCCAGGTGGAATATTTAAATCAACACGGCGTACACCAGCAGGGTTAGCGGTGCGAATAACTGCATCGCCACCCATCTCCAGTTCATTAACATCTGATGGAAGAACAATCGGAGACTGAACGGATTTTTCCGCTGCTTCCATCGCAAGTAATGCGAACCTATTACGAAGCAACTGAATACCGAGTACGTCATCAAACTGTCCCCGCATCTCGCCGTCAACTGACGGACGGCGTGCTACTACAACCATCATCTTGCCAATAGGATTTTTAGCCTGTGACAGTACTAGGTTATTGCGTTCTGGTACATACAGAATAGATTGCTGGTCGTCATAATAACGAACAACCTCTAACTGTGAGTTCATATCTGACTTGTACATTTCTCTGCCAAGCAAGATATTTGCATACTCAGGGAACTGCGAAGCAAGTTCTCCAGTAGCCATATAGTAGCGTTTTGCAAAGGCAATGCAGCGACCATAGCGGTCAAACTCTGGGTAAGCGCCCACTGGGTTTTCTATGCGGATACGCGGCAGCCCTGCTTCTTCGTCCAACTCAATTATGAATGGAACGAAACCAAATGTGATGTATAGGTCTGCGCCTGTATACATCTGGACCTGAAGGTCCGAATGAGCAAAATAATTAGTAGCAATACGAGTGCGGGTGTCAGCAAACTTACGAGCGCGGTCATTAGCCTGATTCGCTGCCGAACAGTTGACCGACGGTAGAGGCGCCATAACCTCTGACAAGTCACGTGCAACAATGTCAATAAAATTTGCAACGACATTTGCATCTACACCTTCAGGAAAGAAATCAGGATATACGCTAGCAATCTGACCTTTACGGACAGCAAGCACGTCTTGTTGGCGTGCATCACGCTCAGCAGAACGCTCACGTAGGTTCTCTACGCGGGCTGAGATTTGCTCAATAGATAACATTTAGTTCCTATCCGTATGTCTGTTGCCATTGGTCTGCAATGGCTTCGTCTAGATTTACTGAATAACGTTTTTGTGCCTGTGCCCTAGTAGCCCAACGATTGTGAGCATACCTTTGCACATAAGAGTTTTGCTGCATAAATTCACGACAGCGTAAAACACCAAACCACATAGCCATCACGCAGTCGGTCTTGCCTCTGGTATTAGGCTTCCACGTAATAAGTTGTTGAACTAAAGCCTTAAGTCCTTCAGAACCTTCAGTGCTAGGCAGTTCAATGATGTTGTTCTTTTGGTGCTTACCATTGGTGACAGTTCCAAAGAGCGTAGACATTCCTGCGACTCCGAAGTTGGTGTCCCATTTGTTTTTTCCAGTGAAGTGAGCATTGAGGCGAACACCATAAGATGCCAGCCATTGCTGTAAGTCGGAGTCAAGGGCATAGGCTTTTTGGTGGGCGTTGATTTCAACGCGGAGTTCCTGCGGCTTAAACCTTTGAACAAAGTCTTCAATTGCTTGCCTAATCTTCTGTGGTGTAGGTTCTGCCATATTTAAGCAGTCAAGTATGTAAATCTTTCCATCGTGCCTGTTGTATGTCATCGCAACAAAAGCAGCGTTGCCAGCCATAGCAGGGTCAAAACCTACAACGGTATAACCTTCAACTTGTGCAGGATGTCCTGCAGCCCCAGGTCTTAGTGGACCACGCTTACGCATTCCATTGAGCGAACCTTGAACCAGTTCGGCTGGAAAGATAGAATCTTCGTTAACATCTTCTTGCTGGTAGACCAGCGCCCACGTAGATGGAGTTACCTCTCCCCTACGTCGGGCGAGTGTTGGACCGTCCCATTTCGGGTAGAGCCCTTGCTCGTCAGGTGTCTCATCATCGCCATCCCACGGAACGTCCGATTTAGCCCAGAGAGTTTCCCAGTCTTTTGGGTTATCCGCATATGCCAGCACGGCAGGCATACCCATGTAAGTGAACGGGCTTTTACCGCCCGACCAATGTTTCGGGTCACGGAGTTCTTTGTAAAAGTCTGTCGGCGCAATTCTTGTCCCCACTACTAATAGTTTGCCGTTCTTACCTAAACGGGTGATAACTTCTTTTTGTAGCCAGTTAATCTGCTTTTCATACTCGTGAGCATTGGCAGTGGTAATGCAGTCATCCAGAATGATGAGGTCGGCACGGGCACCGTAGATTTGACCCCCCATACCGAGAGCCTGAATAGTCGGGTCCTTCTCAGATGAATTACGGGCATCGCTTCCCAAATAGACGGTGTCAACACGCCAGGTATCGGAATCTTCTTTCCATCCCCCTTCTGGTCCAAATGTTGTTTGCAACTTCAACCAGCGCGGGTGGCTTAACCTTTGTTTAATGGCATACACGAACTCACGTGCTTTGACCAACGTCTTAGAAACTACGATGATTCTGACATTAGGATTTAGTGCGATGCGGTAGGTAGAGTAGTTCACCGTAATAACGGTGGACTTAGCGTGCTCAGGCGGCACATTTACAAGAAGGCGGTTAGGGTCGCCCTTCTCATAAATCATATTTTGGTGGAGCCAACTAGGCTCCTGTCCCTCAAGTAGGTCAATCCAATCCTGATGGTGGGGGAAGACCTTCTGCTCTAAGAACATTTCAGAGAACTGTGGAAAACTTATATCCTCACGGGCTATGCCAAGGGCTGTCAGGGAACGCTCTTTAGCGTCTTCCTTTGCCTGGGCTAGGTCAGCGGCAAACTTCTTATCCCGCATCATCCAGATTCGGATAGTGTCGGGTTGCTTGCCCACCTCAGCCATTGCTTTGTGGGGAGCCCAACCTTCAGATACAAGGGCTATTACTTTAGCCTTTGCTCCAGCCATAGCCTCTGTCCTAGGGTTGGCTTTACCCTTCTGAAAAGTCACAGAACTGTCCCATCTACATACTATACTGATAGTTATACAGACAGTTAGAAACAGACAGTAGATACAGTCTGTAACGCAAGCCCTAAAGGCTTGCTACTATCAGTGGGCACTTTGTGCCCCTATATAGTATTAATCCGTTCAAACAGCCATTCCGAACGGTTTATAACAAAACTGTTATACAATTCACATAAAATACGGACAAAATAGGACAGTGCAGGGGTGCTATCTCTGTACGGGAAAATCTTTTTCAGTGTTACTCATACTAGAACAGCACAGATTTAAACAGTCTGGGGTCGTTGAGACCCCATCCTGTTAGGCTGTCGCCGTACTGTTACAGTTCAGTGGGACACTGACAGGCAGTCTTCTCT